GTTCAGTCTATACTTGCCAATCCTTTATATAAAGTGTATGCTCAACAGCATTCTACTTTACAAGTTATGAATAAATTGGCGTCAAATTTTGACGTTTCTGCGCGCAGTGAACCTGTGTGTATAGTTTTTGAAGGAAAAGCAGGATCAGGCAAGTCTACATTGATGAATAAAGTAATTGATTATTTAGTGAAGAAGGATTATTCTATATATAATCACAATTGTCCTTCTGTAGACGCAGCCAAAGATTTTTATGATGATTATATTGATCAAGATGTATTTGTTATGGATGACGTAGGTCAACAAGGTGTTTCTCAATGGAGACAAATAATTAATTTTGTTTCTCCTGTTAAATTTCCCTTAGATTGCGCTGAAGCAAGACACAAAAACACAAAATTTTTTAATAGCAAATTATTACTTTTAACCACTAATCATTTTTCAGATTTGCATAGTTTTACTAAGACAGATTGTATAGCAGAACCATCCGCTTTGTTTAGACGGTGTCATGTATTAAATTTTGATGAAATTTTGTTTTCGAAGGGTAAGATGACAGGTCGTGTTAAATACAAAAAATTTGACCATTTAACCCATAAGTGGCATACTGCATTTATAGGTCCTCAATCAGATTGCAAGTTAAATTCAACTTGCCCTGTTGATAACACCAATAAGGCCGTTGCTTGGGTATATTCCATGATTTCCATTTTTCTTGATAAGCAAAAAGAAATGTACGATGGAAATGCTTTAACGAAGGATGACGAGATTGAAATAGACAATTTAGTTAATGAATTTAGAGGAGATAGCGAAGCGGAAGAATTTCACGATGCTATACTTTCTCAATCTAGATTTTCTGCTTTAGCAGATTTAACGAAAGACAATGTGGATATTTTCAGAGAATATCTTTCTTATTTAAAAGACCAATTTTTAGAAAGAACCATTTTGGCATATGAATTTTTAAGGACTGATCCTTCAGTTCATACAAGTGTATCAGCTATTTCTACAGGCATATTGAAAGGTATTTTCCATGCTTTGACTGCTATGGCAGGCCATAAATTGTACGAATATATAGTAGGAGATACATCTCCTCAAAATTTATCAGAAAACACTTTTAGAGAGCAAAGTGTTAAAGGATGGCAATCTGCTCATGGAGATTATGTTAAGAGAACTTTACCTTCTATGATAATGGATACTAGTAATGACACATTAATGGATATATCTCAACAACAAAACGAAATTGGTACAAGAATATCATCTTTGCGATCTAAAATGAGAATAATAGAATTAATTAGTAAATCTGGTTACAAAAATGTTGCTCAAGGAATAGTGTCAGGAAGAAGAATAGTAGTACAATGTCATTCATACGATACTTTTGAAGGAGTAGCTAATATATTTAGAGATTGGCATTGTTATAGCAACAATTCTTACGAATGCAATAATATTCCGTTTAAAGTAATAAAAGAATGGAAAGAATATGATATGGCTATTATAGAGATTTCATTAACTGTTCCCATATATAAGGACGCGACCCATAGTTTATTTACTAAGGATATAGAATTAGATATCCCTTTTAATGCAAGACGTATGTTTTTTGTTAATTCACAAGCAGCATTAAGCTTGGACAATAATTTTACTGTAAATTTGGATTCATTCCAAGTTCAGACACCTTCATTGAATAGATCTTATACCGTACAGCCAGGTGCGGGAATAGAATATTCTATAACCGCTCCAGGCTTGTGCGGGAGTTTATTGGTAGACGCGGAATTTGGCTTGTGCGGATTACACGTAGCTGGAACATCAGCAAACGGATTCGCATTCGTATTACCCAAAAGAGTTTTAAGAGAACTTAAAAGTTTATTAAGCTTTAAAGAGAGTCAACATTTTGAAATTAAGTTAAATGATGAAGAGAATTATTCCGGAATAAAACTATTCAATGATATTTTTCCGTCTAAAAGACCTCTTCAAAAGACTACGTTAAATAAGAGCGAGTTGCACGATGGATTGACTGCTGAAGCTTTAGAAGTAGGTGAAAAATTGCCTCCAAATTTTTTAAGTTTTGGAAGTAAAACTTTACCAGAAATAGCTAAAAAATCTTTGAAACCAATTCCATATATATCTGATAAAGCTATTGAATTTGGTAAAAAATGTATAAGACAGTTTTTTGTTGAATTTGATGATTTAGAGGATACAGAAGTGATTAAAGGCTTAAAAGAAGAAGAATTGTCAGGTCTTAACAAACAATCCGTGAATGGATTTGGATATGACAAAGATAAAACATTATATATAGATTTTGCGGAGGGAGAAATTACTCCTCTATTTCAGTCAAAAATAAATGAATTTAAACAGAATTGTAAACATGATCAGACTACAGTAGAAGGATTATTGTTTTATGAGGCCTTTAAGGATGAATTGCGATTGAAGGAAAAAATAAATAAACCACGTTCATTTAGAGTAGCTCCCTTGCATCACACGTTTTTAGTTAAAAAGTATGTGGGAAAATTGTTCGCTCATTGTAAGAAAAACATGTGGAAGAATCAAATAGCAATCGGGATGAACCCTTATAAGCATTGGAATAGATTATATCAAAAGCTTAAAAAAGCTTTTATTAATTTTGATGGAGATTTCGGTAATTGGGACGGAGGGGCTCCTGCACAAGTGCAAGATGCTATTTCCGATCTCGTTATGGAGTTTTATAAGGGTAGCGAACCCGAAACATTAAGAGTACTTTTAGATTCTATGGTCAGAACATTCGTACTAATAAAGGAAAAGTTAGTTTTGACTACGCATTCAATGCCTTCTGGTTGTTGGGTTACTGCATTTTTTAATTCTTTAATAAATAGATTTTTGACAGCACTTGTTTTGTTTATAGAAAAAGAAAAGGAAGGGTTAGTAGCAACAGTAGAAGAATTTAATGAACTCATTGATTTTGTGTTAGGAGATGATAAGATATGTGGAGCTCCGGCCCATTTAGCGAAGTATTTTAATGCATTAACTATGAAAAACTTTTCTGAAAGCATCGGAATGAAGTACACAGATGGTGATAAAGGTGACATTAAAGATCCATCAAAAGCTTTGACTGATTGTGTATTCTTGAAACGAGGATTCAAATGGCATAGCGGCTTGGAAACAATAGTAGGACCGTTGTCTTTAAATACTATGGTTAATTCATTGCGATATCAGGATTCCTCTCGTGAGTATGACGACAGTATGGAAGGGAAAATGACAGCTTTTCAATTCGAGATTTTTCTACATGATAATGAACGATTGAAAACAAAAGTGTTAGAAGACGCTGACACAAAACATTTCTTTTACCACAAGTTTGATGATGATCATATCAAAAAGACTATGATGCAAGACAACACTTATGCAGAAGTCATGATAGGATTAGGGAAAAACATATCCAACTTTTTATAAGTTGAAGTTTAATATATATAGAGTTATAAGAAATTTTTACCTAGAAATTTCGCTACTTATTAAACTAGAATAATTATAGGTTAAGGAAAATTTTAATAGTAGTTTTCCTGAAATTTAATACTATTTCACAATTAAAAAACAATAATAATAAAATTGCAAATACAGATCATAAATTTGAACAAGAGCGGTGTTTTGATAGCGTTCAATCAAAACAAACTTTAGGTTCTTCAGTAGCTTCCGTTAGCACCAGAGATATTCATTTTATTGAAGATCATCATGATACTTACCCAGTTATAGATTTTCCAGAAGAATTTAGGATTGATGCTAAACCGTTTG